CGTAACTTTGTATAACATGCTGTAGCGGTGGCAGTTCTTCTTTCTCCCACACATTCCACCATTCACGTTTTATAATACTGCCTTCTGCTGCTGTTGGATTTTGCTGGTATTGCGCATTCCATTTTTGTATACTGACGGATGCTTTCACAGCTTCTAACTCTTCTAGCTTCCAATAGCCAGGCCACACCGGATTACCGCTGGGTAAGATTGCAGGGAATTCTATTACTTCCCATTGGTCTGCTTTTGGTTCTGCTTGTGCTTTTTGCAGCTTACCAGTTAAGTCAGCGACCGACCAACGCGTCATCACAACAATTATCCTGCCTCCAGGTTGCAAACGCTGCCGCGGTCCAGAAGTATACCACTCATACACTCGATCGTAACTGGCCATGTTCATTGCGTCCTGTTCCGAGTGAGGATCATCAATAATTAAAAGATCAGCACCACGACCTGTAATTGAACCACCAACACCAGCAGCATAATATTCTCCGCCTTGATCCGTTTCCCACTTGCCCGCGGCTTTTGAATCTTCACGTAATCTTGTATTAAATATTTTTTTAAACTCATCCTGTTCCATTAATGTTTTTGCTTTACGACCAAATCGTACAGCAAGTTCTGCGTTGTTTGTTGCTTGAATTATTTTTAAATCAGGATTGTTTCCTATCATCCATGCTGGCAAGAAGTTAGATGCAAACTCAGACTTTGTATGTCTTGGTGCCATATTAATAATTAAACGTTTTAATTCACCCTTAGCTACACGATTAAATTTTTCTGCCATTATCTTATGGTGTTCACCTTCTATGAATTCAGGCCACATGTGTTTTACAAAACTTAAGAAGTCATCGCGGATCGCTTGATCTTTTTTCTTTTCGTCAAGCAATAATAAAGTTTTTAAATATTCTTTACGTGTGTCTTCAGGTAAGTTTTTTAATTGTTCTGGGGTTAACATTTGAAAAAATTTTATAAAAAATTTTGCACCTTTTGTTTTTAAGTGTGAAAACGATTTTAGCCGTTATAAACGTTTAAATCAAGCTATATGTAGTATGTATTGGGACCCCTATATACTATATGTGGGGGTGGGTGGGCCCTAAGGCAACAAGCCTGGCAAAACGCCAGGGACCCCTCGCAGTTTAGAATGAGTCTAAGTTGCAAAGATAAGTAAATAAATAGTTGACAGGTTTTTACAAATACTGCAAGATTGTGGGATAATAACAGAAAGGATAACAATGAGTAAAACAGGACAATGGTTTCATAAGATGTGCGAGGACGCAGAAATTATGACAAAGGGTGAGTTCATTCAAGAACATGGTGAGCAATACCTAGATTACTATGAGCAAGTACAAGAGAACGGAGTTCAGTATGAGGAAGAATAGCTATGTTAGTAATAGTGGCTGGGCTTTTATCTTTGTAATAGTCTATGTCTGCATTGGCATAGGCTGGTTAATCATATCAGCCTCAGCATGAGAAGTAGTGCAAGATACTGTGTGACTTGTGGTAAGAAGTTTTACCCCAAGTCATACTACGCAT